GATTTATTGAAGATAAACTTCTTGATACTATTCTTACTGGAGTTGATGGAATTGGTAGAGTATTTCCTCGTGAAGTTAATGATGAACTTGTGTATGATGAAAAAGTTGGTGGATACCGTCCTATGAAACAACATGTATTGGATTCTGAAGGTTCTAATTTGCTAGAATTATTCACTAAAGAAAATGTAGATGCTACACGTACATTTTCTGATGATATTCATGAAGTTCTTGATGTCTTTGGCATTGAAACTGCTCGTATGACTTTGTATGAAGAATTAATGAAAGTATTCGTTACAGAATATATTAATTATCACCATGTATGTTTGCTTGTAGATGCAATGACGTATCATGGCCATTTTGTAGAAATTAATCGTTTTGGTATGTCGAAATTAGATAACGGCGTTCTTGCTAAATCTTCCTTTGAACAAACTTCTAAAATCTTGTTTGAAGCTGCAGTCTCAGGAGAATTTGATACCATGCGTGGTGTTTCTGCCAACATTATGTTTGGACAAGTTCCTCCATGTGGAACAGGATTTGTAGATATTCTAGTCGATGAATCTAGATTACCTGAAGGTGATGATGAAGTTGATGTTTCTGAAGCTGATTTGAAGCATGCAAATGAACTTGTACATTCTCAAGAAGAAAAGGATCGAGAACAAGGTGAATGTCGTCTAGATGATATTGTAATGGCTTGGTAAGTTATTTACCAACTAACGCAGCAATAAGAATCACAATAAACGAAATCATTGATCTAAATAAAGGTCCAAACCACAAAATTGATACTAGCATATTTCCATCTGTATATCGATCATATACTGCTAAAGACATACCCCATAATAGTCCTGCGATCACTAAATATATTCCTGTAATTTCACTGGACAATGAAAAATTATTTTTATCATATTTATCTGCTGTAACAAAGACTAAGATTCCACCAACTATAATCAAAAAGATAATAAATGCTAGAAAAGACTTAGTTACCATTTATACTTCTTAGAGTAAGTTTTTACCCTAAGAAGTGGGTTTCCCCTTTTATTCTTTCTCTAAAAATCTAGTTAGATCTTTTTTAAGATGAGGGTACTGTTCGTATAATACAACTAGTTGTTCAACTGTCTGTTTAAGTTTATCATGGATAGTTATTGCTTTAGATGAAGTGCCTCTCCATTTAAAGTTTTCAGATTTAAATTCAATACAGAATCTATCTCCATGAGCACCATTTGCTTTGACATACCAAACATGTGTTGGTAGTTCAGTAATTCCTTCTGGATAATTTACTCTACGATCTTTTTTCTTCTGATTTATATTCTGTTGGGTTTGGGTAACTAGACGTAGATTTTCTTTGCGATTATCTAGACCATCTCTGTTTATATGATCGACACTTTCTTTTGCACCTTTACCTGGAAATATGATACGATTCATAATGAAATTATGAAGATAAAGCGTTTTCTTCTCGTTATTAATCACGACATAAGTTGCGATATACTTTCCTCCAGTCGCAGCAAACCAATGGCGTGATTTTACTTTTTCGAGATCATTGATATCAAACTTGAATTTTAATTCGTTACCATTTGAAATTAAAACACCTTCAACACATGTTTCAGTTTCATGAAATTGATTTGGACGTGGAGGTTTACCTGCTTTAGCAAATGTTTCACCTTGAATTGCATAAGCCATCTTGTTATACTAGTATATATACCACAGCGTGTAAATGGGTAGGTTGTGGGTGGTCTTACACATACTTTCTAGTTGCTATATGCTAACCCGCCCATGCCAGACATCACACGAAGCACGTTGTAGTTCAGAGCGTATACACGAACCTGGGCAGTGTTGGTTCCCTGTACAGTGTTCACGGATACAGTGAGCTGTAGAGTGGCCTTGTCAATACGAGAAAAGTTACACGTTCCAGAAGGCTGGTGTTCCTCGGGGCGTAGAGCGAAAGAGTAGCAGTTAATACCCGTAGAAGGAGTACGAGTGTGGTGTTGGTAAGGCTGTACGCGATCGAAATAAGAACCTTCACGATCAGTGAAACGATCTTGGCCGTTGAGTTGTAGTTTAGCAACTTCTACAGGGTTCTTGCCTTCGCAACGTACACCAGATGCTAAGATCACCTTAGCAAGTAAATAATTCACACCAGAATCAAATACGGTCTCATCTTTATCAGTATCAGTGCCACCTGGTGCACCACCACCAGCAGAAGGAAAATTGTCACTATTGTTGGCACCTAGACCCACAGTTCCTGCAGTAGATGCAGCGTTAGTACCAGCAGCGGAGAGTAGAGCCATAATGGTACCTTCCGTAGAGAAATCATCAGAGTAGTTAAACGGCTGTTGGCCGCCTACAGTCGCTAGCCATTCGGGGGCAGAGCAATCTACAAAAGAATCACGCTGTACTACCCACATAAGTTCTTTTACAGGGTGGTTAAAGTTGAGCTGAATCTTGTTAGAAGAGCTGGTAATAGACTCAGCACCAGTGTACTGTACCTGTTCAATGAGGTACTCGTGAGACTGTTGAGCAAAACGACGACGCTCTTCAGTATCTAGGTATACATAGTCAACATAGAGAGAGCAAGCAGCTAGAGATTGGGTAATTCCACGAACGGGAGTGGATTCTGCATTTTCTACGTAGGTACAGTTCTCCCAAGTTTCAAACGTTACATTCACACGCACTTCGTGGTACTGAAGAGCAATTAAAGGAATTGCTAGACCAGGGTTACGGCAGAACCAGAACTGAAGAGGGATATATAAGGTCTTTGCAGGGCAACCATTACGAGATACGCAAGACTGAGTAATTTCAGTAGAAGAACAAGTAGCATCAAGATCTGCACCTCCACCACCAGGGGCCTTGAATAATACTAGATCGTGGGTATTACCAATAATAGAATCAAGAGCAGCAACGGAACCGGCATTGGTAGATAACTGAGTCCAGATCTGCATCCAGTCACCATATTGACGATCAATACGTTGACCACCAATTTCAAGCTCTACCTGATTGATCAGACGGTGACCAATAAAGTTGAGCCAACGGAATCCATAATTTGCAGCACCTAATTGCGCAGTAGTTAGGTCAACCTGAGGAAGTACAACCTGTACATACGTGCGGAACATTAAGTCAGCATTACGATTAATCACTGCAGTTACACGCTTGTTGAAATCTGCCTGACCGTTAAAGGTCACTTCAATAGATTCCATGGCAAAGTTAGTATGGCGTTTATAGAGAATCTTCCAGAAAGTAATCTGGGGATTACCAGAAATGTAGATATCCTGAGCACCATATGCCACTAACTGTAGAAGACCACCTGCCATTGTTTATGTCCTAATGCGAGAAAAAAATATGCACAAGAATTAATGTTCTGGTACTACCCGACGTCGAACCTTCTCGTGAATACTTTTTTGCGTTCTCTTGTTGTATTCATAAGTCTAGTCCTTTTTAATGTTTCTTACTATAATGCCTATTGGGCTACTATTGTACATGATATTTTCTCTCTTTCGTTAATGCCCCGTTGATCCAAATCCCCCTGATCCTCGTGAATCTGGTGCTGTAGGAAGAGTATCAACAAGTTCAACAGTTTCCCATGGCATCCAAGATTGTCTACACAGTTGAAAATGGCGAGTACCATCTGGAATCATTATGTAATCAAACTTATCGATAACATCAACTTTTGCTTTTAGAGAACCACGATACCCCATATCAATTAATCCAATTGAATTTGCAAGACGAAATGGAGAATTTGCAATAGATGATCGTGGTACAAGAAGAAGAGGTTGTGGATTTCCCTGAGAATCAGTTGCAGCTACTGTGACGTCTAAATCAAACGTCAGTTGTTTAGCCCAAGGTTGTGATTGATTGATCATTGGAAGATCAAATCCAGAATCTGTAGAACGACGTGTATTAATCTGTTCTTGTAGACGATTACGTAGTTCAGGATTAGATGTTTGAATGTACAAAGACATTTATATTCATATATACCATTGTGTTAAAATCTATATGCCAGCAAAAAACAAAGTACTGCAGACGATTGAATTACAAGAACTTTTAACGATTCGTATAATGATACTCTACCTAATGAATACTGTAACAAAACAAATAAAGGATTAAAATGAGTAAGAGATTCAGGAGCAATTAACATTCCTGATGTATACGCTAATCCAATAAAATATGGATTACCGTGTGTAAACATTGCTGTCGCACAAATAAGAAGAACACCCATAAACTCCAAAAGTTCAGGAATCATTTCTTTAGTGTAGTACAAAGATAATGAAACAAAAACTTTTCTTTCTTGCTATTGCTGTAGTTCTATGTTCTGCTTTAGCGGGATATCTGTTTGCTCAGATACAACCTACTCAACAACAAGGACCTGGTGCAGCTTCTGCTCTTGTTCTAGCATGTATTGATCCGCGATTTACAGCGTCTTTAGCCTGGTATTTAACTCATCATAAAGACGTTATTAATGATTATGATTTAATTGCATTAGCTGGAGCTTCTCTTGGAGTTTTACAAACAACATATGGATCGTGGCAAACTACATTTCTAGATCATGTAAACTTGGCATTGAAACTTCACAACATCAAAGAAATCTGGGCATTTGATCATTTAGATTGTGGAATGTACAAAGCTACACTCGACTTAACCGAAGATAAGGATCCTGCAATTCATATTGAAAAATTACAAGAACTAAAAGCCTTTATAAAACAGCAGTTTCCCCAACTTGGATTCAAAGGATTTATTATTGATACATATGGAAGTATCCAAAAAGTTGTAGTTTAAATACTTAGAAACGTATTCAATAAAAATGGAAGAACACTATAGACAGCGCGTTATGACTCCTTCTGATATTAATGAACATCTTCCCACTCTTCGCGAATACACTCTAAAATGTGATTCGGTAGTTGAATGTGGAGTTAGATATATTGTAAGCTCATTTGCATTTGCTACAGGTCTAAAAGGAAGACCAAATACGTATACAATGGTAGATCCATATAAATCAAATCAAATAGATACTTTTTTGCAGATGTGTCAACAAGAAGGAGTTAACGCTACATTTGTAAAACAAAGTGATCTTGAATGTCCTCTTGTTCAAACTGATCTTCTTTTTATTGATACATGGCATGTATATGGACATCTCAAACGTGAATTAGCTTATTGGCATTCGAGTGTTCGTAAATATATTATAATGCATGATACGACAGTTGATGAATTTCTTGGAGAAACATTGCGAGCAGGATGGGATGCTAATCAACAATCTAAAGAAACTGGAATTCCAGTTGCTGAAATTACCAAAGGTCTCTGGCCAGCAATTGAAGAATTTCTACAAGAACATCCTGAATGGAAACTTGAGAAACGATATACAAATAATAATGGTTTAACCATTCTAGCCAGAATTTAAAAATTATGTGCTGAAGACATTCAATCGTTTTTAGATTGTAATTCTCCTCGTTTAAATAAATGAATTTTATTTCTCTTGGTGGTTGGTGTGGACCAAAAATTGCTCTTAAGGAGTTGGGTTTATTTGACGAACCATCTCTACCCTTTGATAGTGTAAGATCTTCTATTGAAGGGATTATAGATTGTATTGAACATGATTTTCAGCATTTTTTTCCAGATGAACTCAAAAAAGTTGAACGCAACACAAGATGGGTCGGATTTATTGGCAAGTATATTGGATTTTATCATACTTACCATAATTTATTGGATAAAACTGTCATTGAAAGTTTTGAACGAAAAATCGTAAGATTTGGTGAAAAAATCAAAAAAAATAATTGTATTTTTTTACGGGCGTTGGTAAAGGGATATGAAGATGAAGTAAATCACTATAAAAAATTACAAGATGTTATCGATAAAAAATATCCTGGCATTTTATATATTATTTGTTTCATAATTCCTGATCAACGTGTAACACAATACTATAAACATCTAGACAATCGGACGTTTTTGTTTACATTAAACAATAGTCCAAACAATACAACTATAAAGAATGATTATAAACCTATTTTTGATTTTATTATGAATGAGAACTTGTTTACAAGTATTCCAGCTTCAAATGAAATTGATATTAAACCCATGACGTCAAACTTGTGGTTAGTTGAAGGGTTTCCGGCAGTTAATTTTAGTGAACCCCCTATAACTCTCTAACAAATACATGATACCCTTTTGATGAAAAATTCTCATAATCACATGAATGTAAATCTTCTCCACATAAAAAAACTATTTTATGCGGAGGATAATACTTATTAACTAACTCAAATCCAGGTAGACCACGATGATATGATCCATAAACAATCAAATCATACGTTTGTTGAATAATATCTACGGCAACACGAGCATCTTTTGATGGATCATACATTTCTTGAGAGATATTGTCTGTATAGGTAATTCCTTTTCCATAATATATGGTATACGGGCCAGCATCTTTATATACGTGTGGAATTTTAGGATAATCATGACATTCGGATCCAAGTAATTCCTTCAATCCTTGTAGAGTTAAACATCGCAAATAATCAGGTCTAACATCGCCTGAAAGGAATAAGATTTTTTTAGCTTCAGGATGTCCTGACTTATCTAAAATATACTGAGCCATTTTTTTAGTTGTCAAATGATTCTTTGTATACTCTAAAAGTTCAGATGCTAAATTTCCAGGATCCAAATTCGATTCATAACATTTATTTGCTGTTAAAACTAAATCTTTAGGAAAAAATGTCATAGTATTCGGAGGACATTGTTCAAGATGTGGAAAATAAGGAATACACCCTTGTGATAAAATTTCATAATGACGCATACAATCCCATCCTGCTTTTTTAGTTGTTTTGGCGAACACAGAAGTTTTATATTCGTCGTAATAGTCAGTCTCTGTTTGATAAATATACGTAGACAGATTACCAGGAATTAAATTAGAAATTCGTTTAGTTTTTAAAGGAATTTCAGAAACAAGTTTGGACTCTGGTATAGAAAACCCTATTGGATATACAGGCATTTACATTTATGATTGAATATTCTTTAAACTTATTCAAATACTAGACGAGGAACAATATGCATAGCTTCTAGTTCTTGTGTCCACAATTTCATTGCATATGGAATTGTTTTCACTTCAAATTCAGTACGAACTCCACATGTTCCACATTCATACAAACCAGCTTCTCTATTCACAACCGCCATAACTCCACAATTTTTGCAGAATCCTGTACTAAACGGATCAGAAACATCCATTAGTCGTTCTTTAGTAAACATTGCTGTGCCATGACTGAGCATACAATCACGTTCCATTTCTCCTACACGCAATCCACCATCACGAGCTCTTCCTTCACATGGTTGACGAGTAAGAGAAACAATAGGCCCTTTTGCGCGAGAATGTTTCTTATCAGCAACCATATGTTTCAATCTCTGATAGAAGGTTGGTCCCATAAAGATTTCTGCTTGCATCATTTCTCCAGTCTGTCCATTATACAGCATCTCGTTTCCGTAAGGATGCATACCAAGTTTCAACATATGTTCACGCAAATCTTCAATTTTCAAGTGTGAATATGGAGTACCATCTCCCAGATTACCAGTTTCTGTACATACCTTGCCAAACATAGTTTCCATCAATTGAGCAATTGTCATGCGTGAAGGTACTGCATGTGGATTCATAATAATATCAGGTCTGAGTCCTGTAGAAGTAAATGGCATATCTTCTTCATTCAGAATAATTCCACATGTACCCTTTTGACCATGACGAGATGAAACTTTATCCCCAATTTCAGGAACGCGTTCAGATACACATCTAACTTTAATAAAGGGATACCCCTCAGAATTTTTATCTTGCCAGACTCCATCTACACGAGCAGTTTCTGATCCTTTGTAGACTGTAGATGAATCACGATACTTATATCCATGTGGATCATGTTTCAAATTTGTAACTTTACCAATCAGAATATCATTTTCATTGACATATGCATGTTGTTTTGGCATACCAGATTCTTGAACAGCTTCATAGGATGAACTTTTAAATCCTTTTGTTACGTCTCGATGTGGTTTTGAAAATTTCTCTTCTTTTCCAGAAGCTAGATTACGATGTTCTTCATCTTTATAAATGGTGTAATACAGAGATCTGAATAAGCCTCTATCTAGTGCACCTTTATTCAAAATAACAGAATCTTCTTGATTATATCCTGAATAAATTCCAATTGCTACAATAGCATTATATCCAAACGGCATTTGTTCAGTTCCTAGAACACTCATCATTCGTGTCTCCACAAATGGACGCATAGGGTTACACAAAATATAGCCATTTTTATCTAGACGTTTTGCGTAATTTCTTGCATACAATCCCATAGCTTGTTTTCCCATAGCAGATTGATATGTATTTCTGGGTGATTGATTATGATCAGACATTGGAATTGTAGATGCCATATGTCCTAGAATTAGAGTTGGATGAATTTCACAATGTGTGTGTTCAGGACCAACTTCATTAGGAAACATTGATACTCTGATCGTATCTGATTCTGCTGCATCAACATATTCAATATTTGATTGAATCCATGCATTCCAATCATCTTTGTTTACAGGACTATCTACGATCTTTCCTTTCTGAACTCGAAATAGTGGACGAACAATACGTCCACCATCTGTTTCAATAGCAAATTCGGAATCCAAAATATTCCATACAATATTTGAATGAGGGTGCAAAATAAAGGTTCGTTTACATTCTTTAAGATAATCGTACAATGATTTAGGATCTCGTGTATACCCTAGAATAACACCATTTAGAGAAACAGGAATACCTTCATATAGTTTAGAACCTTGAATCCATTGAAGATGCTCTTTAAGTCTCTCCATAATGACGAGAGAAGGAGTGTGCTGAGACACTGAAGTTAGCATAGACAATGATTTTACAATTCCTACAGAATGACCTTCTGGTGTTTCTACAGGACACACGAATCCAAAGGAAGTACCGTGAAGTTTACGTGGTGCCAAAAGTTTACCAGATTTTTCTACAGGTGTTTGAATTCTTCTTAGATGGCTTAGTGTAGCCAAATACGAAATTCGATTAAGAACTTGTGAGACACCCATTTTTGTTGCAGTAGAGCCAGTTCCAACACCTTGTACCGTAAAATTACCCGTAGCCAATGCTTGTTTTAGTTTTCCTTCAATTGTTGAAACTTTTAGAATCTTGTACAAATTATTCAGATTGAGAACTTCAATTGGTCTTGGTGTACCTTTTTTCCACGAATCATTGTTAATTTCATGAACAAATTTACCACGAATATCTTTACATACTTTTTGAAACAGTTGACGAAACAAATGTGTGAGCAGAGCACCTGTAGAAACTACACGTTTATTTGGATAAGAATCACGATCATCTAGAGTAATTTTTCCTTGATTTGTTAGCATTAGACGTCTAATCATTGCAGAAATCAAGATTGTTTTACGTCCTTCTAAGACTTCTACAGAAGAATGATCACCTGCTAGACGAACATGAGGAAGTAGTTCAGTCTCCAATAGTTGACGAACATATTCTTTCTTATCTTCTTGTGGTGTTGCGTATTGAAGGTGATGAGATAGATATTCTAGAGCATCATCGCGTGTATAGACTTTGATATCAGCACATTCAGAAAAGGATGCCATCAAGGTATCATATTGATCCTGTTGAGTCCCCCAAACAAGTTGAGCAATTTCTTGGTCATTTTCCATACCTAGAGCACGAAATAGAATGATAAGAGGCAATTCTTCGCGAAATCTAGGTAGACATGCATGAAGTGGAAACCCGTACCCATTAAATTTTGTAGAAAGTCTAATTTCTAGTTTTTTAGGTGGCATAGTAAACGATTCATGCAATGATTTGAATTCTACTGAATAGTTATATTTGGTTGCAGTTTTCTTTCCTGTAAACACCATAATACGATTATCAGCAACTTTTTCTTGTGACAAAATTGTACGTTCAGAACCATGAATTACAAAATATCCAAATGGATCTTGTGAACATTCACCAAGTTCTTCAGGAGATAGAGGATAATCTTTCATGATACATAGCGAAGATCCAAGCATAACTGGGATTTTACCTAGAGAAATACCTTCAAAGATTCTCAACGATTCATCAAATTGTGATAGATTAGGACCATAATATGCTCGTGTCACAAATCGAACATCTACAAACATTTGAGCTGCATATGTAAAATTTCTCATTCTGGCTTCTTGCGGAAACATAGGTTTTACACGACCAGTAGCTTCTTGAATACGTGGTTTCATATATGTAACATTTTCAAACGATAGTCTAAATTCATATTTATATTTTTTAGATTCGGGATCTTGTTCGTGCCACACTACAATAGGATTTGTTGAACACACAATAAGAGGAATTTTATTTTGAATAAAATCTTCAAAGGATTCAATTTGATGTTCTACGAGTTTACGTGGACCTTCATTTCGAAAGAAACTTGAAACAGCTTCCCAGTCCATAATGTTGTACTAGAAATCTCCGTAAATTGTTTCCCATCCGTTTTTAATAAAGAGATGGATAAGATCGTTATTACAAAAATGGATGGTCCACTTCATCGTGAAAAAATTCCAAAACGTAGTATTTTAAAAAAGACATCAAAAATTAAAGGAGTTCGTGATCCCGCCAAATCACCTCCTCCAAAATCAAATATGCGTAAACATACTATACGTATGTTGACATCTAAAGGGTTACGTCAACATAGAAAAACAATTAAACATAGAATTTCTAAACTGAAGTCAGATGAGATTAAACAAATTTTTGATAAACAAACTGATATTAAATTAAAATCTGAAACACCGTTACACATCTCTAAGAAATTATTAGATAATGCTGTTTCTGCTGGATTTGTTTCTCTACCTTAATTAATGACTGCAATTTGGGGCCCTTTGGGGTGGATGATGTTACATTCTGCAAGTATTAATTATCCAGATAATCCTGTAGAAGCCGACAAGAAAATTTGTTCACGATTTTTGGACTTGTTTGCTGAATCTATAACATGTCATATTTGCAAGGGTCATTTTTTGCGTATGCTACAATTCTATAGACATTCTCATCCCGAGTATCTAAATTCAAAACAGGATTTTTTTATTTTTGTTGTTCGTGCACACAATACTGTAAATAAACGATTAGATAAACCCACCATAAAAACGGTGGCAGACGCATTGACAACACTACAACAAGCTACAGCTCTAACAACTCCTGCTATGTATCGCAAAAAGTATATAGACTATTTAAAACGTATCTGGGGATCTGATTCAACAGCTGACTCGTTATTTGCTCGTCAAAAGGTTAAAGAGTTGGAAAAAATCAATACTGAATACTGGTGTTTGCGAGAAACATCTTATGTACAGTTTTTTTATGAAGATAATGTTCTAGAATATATTGCTGAAGCTGGTATGAGAAAGACTCCGAGTGGGTTTGTTCCAACATTTGGTCCTCGGCCAAAGGTTGGGTTTGTGGGTGGGAAGTTAAGATTAGGACGTTATTAAGTTATAGTGGCTGTATCGAAGTTAGTGCGTCAGTAGGGTGCCATGGTAATGACATAAACGGTTTTGATTCCCAATCATATTTTTTGATCCATAATGGTCGAGTTTCAGTATACCATTCATCTTCAAATTTCTTATGTCGTTTGAGTAACGATTTGGAAGGTAAAATAAATGCTAAATGTTTTGAAAGTGTTAATGAATGTTTTTCAGGAGTAGATACTGTTTCATAAAACTCTAAGATATCTTGAATTAGTGGAGCATCAGGATATGGATATACCCAATTCCAATTTCCTGATTTATTTTCACGGAAATATTCTAGTGTCCAATGAAATGTTTTCCAGAATGCTGAGACAACAGGTTCCATAGTTGTTGTCCCATCTAAGATGTGTAATCCATATTTTCGTGATACTGTTTTTCGATCTGTTCCAATAATGACTTGTTCATTACGTCTTCTCTGTAAAAAGTTCCATTCTTGTTTTGCAGCATGACTGAGAAATGCATATCTACCTTGTTCAGTAGTTAAATCTGGATTTACTTGAGCATAGATATCTAGAGCACGTTGATATCCACCTTCACGCAATGAAAAAAGAGCTAAATTTGGCATAAAATCATTACCAAAACAGAGAATACAGAGATAAAGATATTGTTCACGATCAATAGGTAATACACGAGCCAATTCTGTACATAAAAGAATAGAAAATTCACCTTGAGATCCGAGTTCTTGTGATTCGCGAAGTAGACACAGTTCAGATGCAAGATGCGAATGATAAACAGAAAGTAAGATAAGATCAGCATCTAATCCATACACAACTACCCGTTTTCCTTGATTTTTCTTAAGATCTCTGAATAACTTTTGTTCACCTTCACCTGCTTTTAGAGTACCTGAAATTTCTACTGGATATTTTGTTAACGCTTGTTCAAGTTCTCGCATAAAAGACGTATCTGGCGAGATTTGGGTACGATCGAATAAACTCGGCTCTGTCTTTCGGAAACGGCGATACCGTTGCTGGACCATTTTTGCGTACGGGACTAGTCCATCGAAGTATAATAATATCCGGGATGCAGAACATATTGATAGAATACGTTCTAATCCACGTAAAACACTTTCGATAGGATCTGAATCTACAAGATATTTATGAATTAAACAATTGAAATCTAATGCAAGAATATCTGTTTCAAGTTTGGTTACAGGACGAACTATCTCAGGATGTTGTCGAATTAAACTTACATAATAAAACGGAATACCCATTACTGTATTTTTCTCGTAATATGAAAACGCTATATAAAACAAATGTGGGAGTGGGCACTATTACTTTTGTTTATCCTAGTTGCGCTGTACGTGTTTTCACACATTAAGAAAGAACCCGGATGTTCTCAATGTCCAAAAAACATGAGTATTAATAATGGAACTTGAGTTTCGAAAGGGACGAATCTTATATCGAACTCCTTCTTCATTAACAGAAACAGGAATTTATGGACATTTTTATTCTACAAAATCAGTTGCCGGAATGTATCTAGATCATTTTGAAGGATCTTCATCAAAAATCTATAAATTCAAAACAAAAAAACCATTAAAATTAATTGATTTTTCTGATATTAAAACATTCGAGTATATGGATACAGCATTCAAACATACTCCAGTATACGATACATTTCGAGCATTTACCGGGTACGGGCTGAGATCTTTACGTATTTGGGATAAAGAAACAGATGAAGAACTTTGTGTCTACAAAAACAAAAAAGCATTTGAACCAATGATCTGCGATCAAGTATTAGATAGTGTTGAAGGTGAATATGGTCACAAAACGTTCGGAAAAGAAATATGTAAATTAGGGTATGATGGATATCATATGCCGGATATCTGGCAATCTGCCTATTATGATCCTGATCATGAACTTTACTTCCATAAAGAATACTTTATTTGTAAACCTAAAGATTCTCTGGAAAAAATTGCGGAAGTTTAACAAGTGAAGATTTCTCAACTTCTTCTAGTGTTCTCGATCGTATTATCTTCGCTAGGTGGATATGCTGATATGACGGGTCATCGCGTATTTGGTCTTTCACGTCAACATTATTGGAGTGATGCTACCTATATTTGTGTTCTAGCAATTGGAATTCATCTTCTCTGGCATAAATAAATGCCTACACTATGTGGTTCAAGTCGAAAACGTCATTCGAAGGGAATTGGACCTTTACATAAAGGAGATCTGACATCTCGAGGCTATTCTGTTTCTAAATCTAAGACTGCACGGCGATCTGCTCTGCGTCAAGTTGTCAAGGCAGAAGGTGCTCTGAAAGTATTTAGACAATTAAATGCTGTAGCCGTATACGATAAGAGAAGCGCTCCTTCAGCATCTAAAACATTTAAAGCCGATAGAAACTGGGTTAGAAAAACTTATATGAAGTCTAAATAAATGTGGTCTAGACTGTTTGTTGCCGCTGTGCTCTTTTATGCATTTATTCCTGGTGTTCTAGTTACTCTACCTCCTAAAGCATCACAGATGACTGTACATGTAGTTCATGCTATCTTGTTCTCAGTCGTTCTCTATTACGCGATGAAATATATACGTTACGAACATTATGGGAATCACGGCCCAGCAGGATGCCCTCCTACTCACTATCCCGGATTAACTCATGCTGGTGTAGAAGCTTGTTTACCAAAAGCTGGTACTCGTCAGAATCCTCCAGGATTTGAAGCAACTCGCTAGATGCGTTCAATTGACTGTTCGCAGTCGATTCCAACCAAACAAAAAATATTCTATAGAGTATTTAACAAATGTGGGTCTATCTTCTGCTAACTGCCTTAACCTTCTATCTGTGTTCTCCTGGTGTCGTAGTAAGCTTACCTAGCGTTGGTCCTCTTCCTCCTCTTGCTGTTCACGCTCTATTGTTTGCAGCAATACACTGCTTTATGCATAAAGCAATGCGTAGTTAATCTATTCTATAATAATAAATGAAGATGAAGATTCTTTTAGCAGTACTTTTAGGCGCTCTAGGCTTATATATGTTTATGCGTCGTGAAGGATTCGATATTTATCCTAATACATTTCCTCCTTGCCCGGCTGATCATATTGCAGCAGGTCCTAAATATATTCATACAGCATCTGGAGATTGTAAATTATCTACCCATGTTCATGATCCTCGTTAACAAAGAAAACGGAATTTCTGGAGAAGTACGAGTAGTAACAAAATACCATGAAACTTAATCCAAGACTACGATCTTTTCCACTGAATACTCGACGAGCGATTTTAAATCGCCAAGGAAATAAATGTGCGAATAAAAAATGTCATTGGAAATCTGCGTATCCGCACTTTCCAATTTGGGCATTTGAAACTGATCATATACTAGAATTTTCTAAGGGTGGTCTAACTACTTTAGAAAATGGACAAGTTTTATGTCGTGGTTGTCATCAAAAGAAATCACGAGCGTATGCATCAGATAGATGGACAACAAAACTCTTTAAACAAGATGAACGGGCGATCCAAACCCTATTGTCATTTACGCGTTTCTGATTTGACATACATAAATGTCAGATTTTTACTTAGTAAATATTGATCGTCGTGAAATAATTTCAATTTGGAACTATGATTGTGGAAAAGTGTTAAAAGATTTGTTAAGTTCAGGATGGTCATTAAATCATGTAATTAATATTGAATTTGAAGGGCTAGGATTTACACGCGAATCAATGATTGAACGTGGATTTACACCTCTGAATGGTTAAAACGATTTTTAAATTAAATTAGTAATAAACCTACACTAAACCACATCATGGAAGAACATATTCGTGATTTGGTTAATTCAGTTGTTAGTGCTCGAACGTATGGGCATCAAGATTTTACATCCGGTCTACCTGAAACATTTGTATGTTCCAATGCAGAACCACGAGAAGAATGGAATAGATATGTTGAGTACAGAAAAACGATTGATCTGCGTCATGCAGTAAATGAGTACAAATGGGTACATCATAATCAAAGTAAACTTGCTGATGCACTTATGGAAGCATATTATAACGCTTCAGAACGTCGCAAAGAGTTTGACAAGAAGTAAAACGGAATTTTACCCAAACAACTTTTTTTAGAAAAAGAAGAAAGAAACAATGTTCAGATTTAACGATGGGGCTGTACTCAAACACTGTAAAGCAAGTGCTATATGTCTAATTGAAATTTGGAAAGGTAATCGTCTTCGCGATGATAACCATATTTCTAGAATCAATAATAGTTTAGATACTGTAAAGTCTTTGGATAAACAACCGTATACTATTGCTCTAATTGAGGTAGACGGTCAAGAGCGAAAATTCGTCATTGACGGTCAACATAGAATTGCTGTTTTGAAACGATACTTTGAAGCTTTAGATGTCATTGATTTTGATGTTCTTGTTATTGAAGTTTCGTTTCAAGATGAGTCTGAGATTATTCATTATTTCAAGATTCTGAATCAGACAAAATCTATTCTATGGAAAGAAGATCCGGTTATGGTAGCAAACACGTTTGTCAGTCTTCTATGCAAGGAATTTAACAAAGATCCTAAAAAACCTTTGATCAAGCCCGGCAAGACAAATAAACCGTACTTGTCATCTGACCGTGTACGCGAAGCTTTGATTCAACGTCATGTGGTAGATTGAAAAACAACTCCACAAGAATTTGTTTTGCGGTGTCGTGAAATTAATGATTCTCAACTTGAAGATCTGGATACTTCTATAAATACTAACAAACGAGCAAAAGAACTAAAATTTGTTCTAGGTATCATGGATTTTACTTGGATATAAAACGGACTTTGAGTGAAGTACGTTTTTTTTCTAGAAAGGATGGCACGAAAGCTAACTATGACGTTTAAAGAATTGATCGGGAAACTCCGTATGGATACGTTTGTATCTATGATTGACAGTTGTGCTGATCAAGGAAAGAAAGGTACTATGTTTGAAGCACTGTGGCACATTGTTGCTAAATTCAACTGTATTCCAAATATAGGTATTGATACTCATATTAAATCAAATCCAAATGAACAGTTATTCACGCTTGAAGACTTCAAGAAAGACTTTCTCTGCAAAAAAATTAATGGCGGTGCTTCTGGATTTAGTGATATTACCTTCAGATCTGGAGATCATCTCTATATTTCTTCGTCTAAGTTCTTTGATGATGATTCAACAAAGAACTTGGATCGTTGGGATCTAACTAATCTTTCAACATTGAAGGTAAAATATCCATCAGAAAACATTAGATGTATTATCTTTACGAAATCAAAAGAACACTTTAAACGTAAATATGATCGTGCAACTACAAATCATCTCTTCGATGTATATGCTGTTTATGATCTGAATGATCTTAAAACGTCTATTGATTCTGTCAAAGAAATCCTTAACAAATATGACTACGATTTTGATCGTCTTGATCGATACTACTTTGGAAAAGTAAAAAAATCTATTCAGCTGTTTTATCATCAAGAATTATGTATCGAAAAAACACTTCATATGAATCCCAGACTCCCAATTCTATGGGGATTGAAATGTAGAAGTGGTAAATCGTATATTATGGCAGGATACATACTTGCTAAATCATTTACGTCTACGCTTATCATAACTCCAATTCCAAATGAATCAATTTCTGCACTGATAAAGATGTTTGAAGAAATTATTGAATTCGATACGTATGATATTATTCATTATCAGAAAGATAAGAAAATTACCAGCTCAGGGAAACCAATGATTATTATCGCATCAAAACAAATTCTTCAACATAAAGTTGTAGAAGAATTGAATAAGAATCATTTTAATGCGATTTTCTGGGATGAAAATCATCATGGAGGAACAACTACACTTTCAAAAGAAATCATTTCGACATATAAAAAAACTGATACTGAGCTTATTCTTTTGACTGCAACATACGAAAAACCTCGGTCAGAATGGAATATACCAGATTCTCAGATGTTTATCTGGGAACTAGAAGATGAACGATTTTGTAAAGAAAAAAATGTGTACGAACTTACTAACAAGTTTGGAAAGAAATGTTTGGAATCACATGATATTCAAGAAGAATACAAATATATGCCAATTTTATCCTACTTAGGGTTGAAACATACTGCAAAATTTGTTTCTGAATTTAAACATCTCAATACAGATGATTCATATTCCTTTGATGTTTCAGAATTACTGCGAGTAACAGATGGTCGATTTAATAATGAACTGGAAGTTAAACATCTTCTGAATTATTATTTTGGAAATGGTACACAATTTCAAGGGATCCTAAAACAACTAAAGGTTAAAGATACACGCACTCCGTTTACACATTTGTGGTTTCTACCATGTACTTCTGGTGGATTAATGGAATGTTCCGAACAGATCAAACATTCTATTGAAGAACATAAATTTGGTCGTAACTTTGCTGTTGAAATTCTAAATTCCAAACATAATAAATCAGACAAAGATCTTGAAAAATATATATGCGATCTTGAAACATCTGCACAAACTAACGGAAAAGATGGACTGATTATTCTACTTGGTGTTATGTGTTCAATGGGTGTCAGTCTGCCTAGAGCAGATTTGGTATTCCTATTGAATAATGTTGAATCAATGGATCAAATCCGTCAAATGCTTATGCGATCAATGACAGAACACAAGGGTAAACATAAGAATTATGGGTTTGTTATTGATTTGAACCAAAAGAGAGTTCTTAAAAGTATTCTATATAGCAGTAGATATCATGGGAGTGTACGTTCTACAATTGAACGTGCGTTGAATGTAATTGATATTTGCGATAACGATATGGAATTTTCTGACAAGACAGAACTATTTATGAATATTTGGAATAAGTCTAATCTTAATAAGTTAGATCTTGTAGCTTCTCGTCTTGCTAGTATTGGTTCCATTGAAATTAAAGACGTAGATCTCAAAAAAATTAAACAGTATATGAAGACTGTCGGAAAAACTACACGAAAAACTCTTCGTGAAGAAGTTGAACTAAATAAAGATGATGTAATTCCTGATGCTAGATCTGAATCATCTGGTTCAGAAACTATTGAAGATAAATCAGAGGTTATCATAGATTATGGTAAAGAGTTGGTAACTTCCATACCATATCTTGCAGGACTGTTGACTCATTCAAGTAAAGAAACTGATATTGTAAGTATTTTGTTATCATTGAATGTAGATTTACATATTCAGAGTATCTTTCTTACACAATGTACAACATGGTGGGGTATTCAAAATACAGATGGGTTTATAGATCTATTGATTTATCTAGTAAACGAGTATTATTCAAATGAGAAACGAACACAGATTAATTCTTCAATTGAGATACTAAAGGAACAAATGACATGTCTTCTTGACGATAAAAAATCATTGTTAATTATGATCAATTCTATGCTCAAACCAAAGGCGATTGAAAAAGAAAAGAACGGAGAAGTATTCACTCCACTTGAATTGGTTGAAGAGATGATGGATAAGCTACCTTCAGATGTTTGGTCAAATCCAAATCTTAAATGGTTTGATCCAACTGTTGGTATTGGAAATTTTATGGTCTGCGTATATTATCGTCTAATGGATGGACTAGAACCTAGTATTCCTGATCATTCTAAACGCAAAATACACATTATAGAAAATATGTTATACATGAGTGAAATGAATGTCAAAAATGTGTTTATCTGCAAAACTGTATTTGGCGATAATGCTAATATTCACGAAGGTGATACATTAATCCTAGATGTAGTTGCTAAATGGAACATTAAGAAATTTGACATTATTATTGGAAATCCGCCATACAATTCTGGCGGAATTCGTTCATCAACTGGTGCAAAACTTGGGGAGAAAAATGAGACAATTTGGCCTAAGTTTGTTGAACAGGCATTTGATCTTCTTACATGTGGTGGTTATCTAGCATTTATTCATCCACTTAGTTGGTTAAAAACGAGTCATTCACAACACGATACACTTCTTAATAAACATATTGAATGGTTAATGTTGTGGGATGATGGTAAGTCTAAATCAACAATTTCTGCAGATATTCCGCTTTCTATATATGTATTGCATAATATCGAACATGCAAACAACATGACAGAAGTTATTTCAACCATGAAACGACAGAATCTAAAAACAACTGATAGACTATATCTAAATCCGAAATATTCTATTCCATTGGCATATCATTCTATCTTTGCAAAAATTGCCAAGAAAATAGAAGATAACCCAGAATTGAAACTTAAAATTAATACGACAACAGTTAAAAGTGAAGGAAAATCATTTAAACTGCCAACAACTGTTTCAGAAAATGATATGTTAGCTGTTGATACGTATCGTGTAAAAGACGGATATTTTGTGAAGAAAATGAAAGAGAAACATCCCGATACTAAAACACGAAAGCTAATTATTGCAAATAAATCGGGATTTGCTGGATGTATGATTGATGAAGGTAAGCTTGGGATGACTGGTTCAGATAAGTTTTATATTGTTGGAGATAACTTGGAAAGACTTCTTGGATTATTTAAGACGAAACTAGCAAATCTAGTATGTAATAATACACGCTATAGACAGCATTTTCTAGATAAAGGATCATTTGACTATATTATTGATGTTCGACATGTCTCTAAAAAAGACTTGCCTGAAATTACTGACGAATGCCTCTACAACTATCTTGGACTAACACATGAAGAGATTAAGATGATCATGTAACGTATAAAAACGGAAACTTTTACAAGAATCTTTTTTTCGGTAAAAAGAAGAATGGAGCCAGTATCTCGTGCGTATTTGCGGGGACTAAAGGCTCAGACTGATGAGGAGAATCGGATTAGACTTGTTGAACAATATGTTACTTCAGTTTATGGTCAAGTTAAGAATATCGCTACAAGTACTACGCAAACACGTTTTCAATATCAAGTACACAATCATCACGGTCAAACCGTTATGTCAGACATCATGCCTGATATTCTGATTAGGCTTCAAAGTCTGTTTCCAGATTCAAATGTTGAATTCAAGCCTCTATCTAGAGGCCAAGATGGAAAAATGTATAACATATCAGACATTGACGATCGGATGAAACCATTCATCAATATCCAGTTCAATCAAGATTTTATAGTCATTGATTGGTCGTAAAACTTTGGCGACAAGAAAACGGAATATTTAACAGTATTCCTTTTTTTTGTTAAAAGAAGAAGATGGAAGATCCTAAGTTGCCTTATGCTGTTGTTGAACAGAAAGTGTCACAACAAGATGATACACAAGCACAGATTCTAAGAGAACTTAAGCGTCAAAATGCTCTTCTTGAGGAACAACTTCGCCCGCAGAGAGAAGCAGATGCTCGTAAAAAGGCAGAAAAGCTGGCTCTTCGCAGACAACGTATTTCGAGGCTGAATCATTACAATATGCTTGAACAGCTTGCTCCAATCGTGAGCAACTACAAGCAAAAATGTGGGAGCATTAACTATATTACCAATCAACCTGCGCCATACCCCCCTCTGACTTATGGAGGAAGTATGGATTGGTCTGTTTCTGACAAACAGGCAATTTATGATCATCATAAAAAACAACAAGAGGTCCCAAAACTTCTTGCAGAAGAGAAAACCAGCTTTGATACAAAAATCGAAGAAATACTCTCTAAGTGTCCAAGCAGTACGGCTGATTATTATCGCAAACACATTGCTGAAAATAGAAGCATGGATGTTGCAAACGATAAAAAAATGATAACACGACTTCTTGATTCAGATGCTCCAAGGCATTTCAATGAGCGTTAAATTTTAAAACGGAAACGTTTTTTTACATGTTGAATTCTCACAAAACAATGTCTGGTCGTAATCGTATTTCAGGCAAGACGTCTTCGGATGCTTTCAAGGCTGGGAATAATGCAGGAATGCTATTTCTCAAGGAAGCAAAGAGAATTCAACCTACGTTTCAACAAGATCGGAAACAAGCTACGCGGGAATATACTGAAGCTCTTTGGCAACTAAGAATAGCAGAGAAGTCTTCAAATGGTGACGTTCTGCGAGGATTTTATGGAAACAAGTGAAAATGGATTTATTCACACTTTTTCCACAATACTCAAGAAAAGAATGAACCAGCAAGTTAGTAGTGTTCTTTCAGGCATGAATGGCGGGGAAAAGGCTCAACTTATCGGAAGAGCCACGCAATTCATTACTAACACAAACTTCATTAATCTGTTAAATCTAATTGACATTAATGACAGATCTGGAAAAACCATTAACAATGTTTGTAAACAACTTGTAGCTTTTAACGGAGATAGACTTCTGTGCGAACAAGTTCAGAGATGGCTATCGTCTTAAAGTAAATACATCCAACGTTTTTACACTTCTGCTGTGAAAACATCAAATGCTGTTAGTCGTTTTGTTCTATTTTCAAAAGCGAGTATATTTGCTTCTCTAACTTTTTTGTACGGTTCAAACTCTTGATAAAACTTACATTTTTCAGGAGCATCATCTACCCAATCAGGTACTGGACAACAAAAGTATATTTTATCACCTGCCTTTGTAAGTTTAACTTCACACGGATATGAACAGAAACATGTCGGTCTATCTCTCACATATTCCTTACACTCACTGCTAAACGGAAACTTTTCACAAATGTTGTCAGTTAAATATTTGCCTCCCATTATATCAAGTTTGATAACTCCTCTGTCAATCATATATCGTTCTGTGATATGATTTTCAATAAGAAGAGCAGTTTGCTTATTTTCATCCAGTCCCCAAGACTTTTCACAGTTAAATGTTCCGAAACCATTCAGGATATTTTCTCTATGAGCCAAAAATGAATAATTAGCACCAACACTGTACAACCCAATTATACTGTCATACTCATCTTGCGATGTAATTTTTCCACCTCGCCCTGTCCAATGTTCGCGCCATCTTCTAAATAAACGTGTTGTCTCTCCAACATAAATACTTCCAGTTTCACTTGATTGTAATACGTATACCCAATGCATTATGGTAACACAAATAGAAGTAGTTAAGTCGTAAAATGGAATATTTAGCAGTATTCCTTTTTTTTGTTAAAGAGAAGAATGGAACGTAAAGTTACTCAAGCAAAAAAGAAGCAGATTGCTGGAAGGCAACGCTTTTGCTGTTCAGCAAATGTGGATGGGTATAACTGTCCACTGGATAAGAAACCTTTTGATGAGTCCGGATACGAGATTGATCATATTGTAGAACTTTGTAATGGAGGTTCTAATGAAGACAGTAATCTTCAGGCACTTTGTATAATGTGCCATCGAGTCAAGACCTCTCGATTAATGATGAAACCCAAGCAAGTAAAAAAAATCAAAGTGGTAAAGCCAGATGTCGAGATAAACGCTAAACCAAAGAAGAGCTTAGTTGATAAGTATTTTGACAGTGATTCTGACTTTGACAGTGATTAAAACGGAATATTTAACAGTATTCCTTTTTTTTGTTAAAAAGAAGAATGGATCCTTATGATTTGCGTGCTTCGTATAACCATCATGTATGGCCATCACCACGTGCTCGGATTGTTGCAAAAAATCGTGGGTGTAAACTCAAGAGAATAACACATGAACAAGCATTGAATTATCTTGCGAACAAGTGTAATAAAACAATCGAAGAGTTTCTTAGTATGGGACGTGAACAATCATGGAAAGCACTTGGATGTGTACTGTATAATTCAACGGGTCAAGCTGAATTGTATGATCCATTGTTTGGGCCATTCAATCCATATGCTAACAAGTATAGAAATAGATACTATTACTAGACTAAAAACGGTTTTCGCTGGTATAAAAAACATCTACTAAACACAATAAATATGTGGAGATGGGTTTTGTTCTTAGTGGTATTTAACCTATGTTCGACTTCTACGGTGACGTCTAGTCCTAGATAAAGCTGAACTCTTTTTTTTCCGACCACCATGACGAAGAATAATTAATTGATCAAAATCATCTTTTAATTCTTGCAATCTATCATAAAATACTTTATCTTCTGTTGCATTTTTAGATAATGTTAATCCAGTATTTACTAAATCTCCAAATGTATCAAAGGCTTCAACAAGTGCATCATCAAATTGTGCAAATTTTTCAGAAATTTGCATGGGTCTTGGGTTTGGTAATTTTTTAGGTCTTCGTTGTTCTCTTTGAAGAAGAGGTTGAGCAGGTGTTCCAAATCCTGGAGTAGGTGGACGAGCTTGTGTTTGTGTTGGAGGTTGAGATAATGTCATTTCAGAATCATCACTCATTTATACTTTAGTTAATAAAGTATTACGAGGTTTCAAGTTCTATCGAGTCATCATTACGTGATACGAAATATTCAAGGAATATAGAATTCCATTTAGGATCTTTCCATTCAAATAATCCACCTTTTTTCTCAAGAAGATCATCGATATCTTCTGCAACATCTAAACGTTTATGACGTTCTGTATATTGACGGTTTTCACGAGATCCATGAAATAAATGTTTGACTGTACCACTTAAGCATGTTATTTTTGGTGGTATAGGGCAATATTCGGCATATCGTTTTTCTAATGGTTTAGGTAAAGATTTAAATCCTTTTGGTAAATCTTTTTTCAGCCATTTTATAGCAGATAATGTATCACCAGATCCTGAAACCGCATAATCAAAAAATCCTGTTTTAGTGTACCATTCTCTCTTAAATCCCCATGCAAATCCAGGATGATATTTTGAATTCCATACACTGTCCTTCATGGATAATACAGTTTCACGTTCTAACATAGAATCTCCATCCGAATCTAACCATATAGCTTTTGTAAACAATTGTACAACATCATGTGTTTCTAACGCATGTGAAGCTTTTGCATACCAATCTGAATCTTCAAACAGAATATCAGCATCTATAAATGCTAACTTTGTATATTTTTTAGGAATCTGAGTTTCCAAAATTCTACATAAATTTTCTTTATGAAACAAAATAGATGTTCCACGAATATGAATAGCTTCAGGAATTTCTGGTTCTCTCTCTGGATATACTAATTCTAACGTAAATACAGGTAACTCTTTAAGATATTCTATCATCACAAAATAATTGTGAAGAAGTTTCTTGGATTTTGCAGGATTAAACAAGACGAGGCATATAGCCATATCTTTTGAAGAACATGCACCCATTTATAATTTACCACTGCAATAAACGTAAATGGATCCACGATCTCCTCGCGCAAAAGAAATTGCTTTGAATAATTTAGCTAGAATCGAACAGTTCATTACGTATCTCAAAGGACAGATTCAACCTAAACTTAGTATTGAACCTCCAAAAGAAGACTTTTTTACAATAAAAGAGGTTGATTCGCCAAAAACGAATTTGTTTTCTCAAAATAGGTAAGAAACTAAAAAAATGTTCTGCTGTTCTCGCTTTGTAAAGCGCGTGAATGAGAATTTCAAAGAAATTCAGTCAGATATGAACTATGTTTCCTCAGAACTTTCGATGCTAAAAGAACAGCTTGAAGAACTTCAAGAGAAACAACGTCTAACAAAGAAAAACCTAGTCAGAATTATCGACACGTTTACATTGTCAGAGTATGTTCTCTTTAAAAGTCGTCTTCTAACAAAAAAGCAAACTACAGATCTTGTGGACAACTTGTATAATTATTATGACATTGACAAGTCTCTCAGGAATTCTAACGGAATTGATACGATTCAAACTCTAATCAATTATGATCAGATGGAAAAAACACTTGGAGAAAAGAAAATCTGTATTCTTTCTGAACTTGAAGCTCTGAAGGGAATTCTAGATAAACTAAATGAACCAAAACTGAAAGATTCTGAATACGCCATTGCTAAAGCAAGATGGTGTGATCAAGATAACAGTGAATTTCTAGACACTGTTGTCAAGTTTCTTAAGAACTAATGTAGAATGTATTTTTTTTATACAATTAGACACTTCTGATGAATTCCCAATGAAGATATTAACAGATTTTTTCCCAGATTTGATCGTGAGAAATTAGACGATCTCTTGATTTTAGGAGAGGAAAGTAGACTTTGTATTCATCTAATTCTAAAAGCTCGAAAAACTTGTATAAGATGTAGGAATAAGATAAGAAATTAGTACGATCATTAGGACAATAAAGAAGAAATGGGGCTTGAATTTCGTTAAACATTGTACGTATTTTTTCTTCAATTTCCGGGGTGATTGTGGGTGGGGGATTTCCGTTGAGTCGAGATAATATGTGCGCGGCATGTTCGTAATATTTACTGCGATTGAGTTTCTTTAGGATTTCGCGCACATCTTTTTCACATAAATCAGCTACATTCTTAATTCTGCGTTTTCTAATTTCTAGAATAACTTCATTCATTAAATCTTCAGGAATGATTGTAGATTCTTTTGCTTGAAATTGATTCAAAATTTCATTCAAGTGATTAATCTTTTTATATGCATAATTATTTCGTTCTTTTGGAGGATCTTTAAATCCAGCAAAATCTGAAACAACCATCATATATTCTTCAGATCCACATCCTGGACATACTAAAATACCCTCTGATAAATTCTCTTCTCTTGCTACATTACATGTCATACAATGTTCAGATTCCATACACACTTTTTCAGAACCTATAAACAGTTTCATACGAGACAAATACTCATCAAAAATTTGTTTACGCGTTGGTCCACTCGAAGATTGTTGAACAACATATTTCATAAATGTATTTGAATCATTTACGGATGTAGATGTTGAATGTGTTTCTGTTTCATCGTAATATTTTAAGAAAATATCTGTATTTTTTAAGAAATAGGTTGACACTGAATCACGCTCTGAAAGTTTTTGTTTTATTTTTTGAATCTCTGTAAAATTTTTTACACAGATAAGTGTATCTGTTTCAGAAGAGGATTCTAAGGTTCTCAATTGATGTTCTAAGGATTCTTTATCTGTTTCAGAGTCTTTTAATGAAGATAACATCGTTTGATGTACTGAGTCTAATGTTCCGCCTAAACCGTCCTGTTTAATTTCACGAGAACGCTTTACACGAAATGTATCGCTCATATTTTATACTACTTAAAAAATATTCATTAAATAGCTTGAAGCACTAAAAGAAATCCTAACGCAAAATATATGGGTACAAACGATTCTTGTTCAGAGAACGTTTCTACGCTTTTACATGCAGATGGATCTACTTTTTGACATAAATCTGGATCATAATCTGGACTTAGAGTTGTATTCAAAAATCCCGTTGACGCCCCCGAAGACACTGGACATGAATAACATTCACATGTAGGTACAGAATCTGCTGATAAAGAATTGAATAATGATACGGGATTTAACCCTTCAATATCTTGAATCATTCCAGGAATTAGACCATTAAAATCTGATGCTAATCCACCTAGATCACGTCGCATAGATTCTGGCAAAGCTTCTGCTGCATCAGTAACATTGTTCACATAATTTGATCGTGATACAGATGAGCCATCGGGTGCTTTACATGTTCCACCAGTTTTGATAAAGAACCGATTTCCTAATGCTGGGCCACTAATTAAATATTGAATATATGTTGTAATTCCTCCTATATTTCGAGCAATTTGGGACATTGAACCATCTGAACCTACATTTAAAGATGAAGGACTTTGAATATTATCTACATAACTGTAGGATGGTCCCATAACTGATGATGAGCCAGTTCCTCCCGCTACTGATGACCATAGTGAATTATCCATTATTTAATAGATCAGAAACATCTTTTAAGAATCTTGAATTCTGGTATAAACACGGCCTCTGCTTTAGTGTAGAGATCATTGTTTCTCGTAAAGGATAATGATATCGTTCACATACATATGTTAGAGCTAAAAATGCACTACGATTCACTCCCATTTGACAATGTACAAATACACGTCTACATAAAGGATCATCTAAATACGTATCTAAAACTTCTTTGAATCTTGGATACCATTCTAAAATGCTTCTTTGTAATGTATCTTCTGCTTGTAAGCAAACATATTGATCTGGAAATCGATTTCTCCACCAAGATGGTGAATGTTCAGGAAATGCACAGTTAATCACATGAGTAATAGTATTACGAGAGATAAATGCAGGAGTCATCATAGAACCAGATCCTACGATAATTTTAGGATGAAATACTGCAGGAGAATCAATAAGAGGACCACGTGATACTGAATGATACAACCTAAGTATCTTCTCCATTTAGAATAGAGTGTGAAAAACAGCAGTAAAAACGTACGACAGAACTACTGCTGCACCACCTAGAACTGCTGCACCTGTATATGAAACAACTCCACCTGCGGTATATGCATGAGGAATGTATTGAAGAAGGAGAGTTCGAGGTGTAGATAAAGAAATAGTGAATGCAGCTAAAAAGTATGACATATAACTGAGAAGACCTCGAATAGAGTAACGAAGCACAGAAAATTGTTGAGTATAATCAGGAGCTGGTTTTGTTTGTTGTGGTATAGGACTACTAAATGGATCACCACCACCTGTAGTCATTGGAGCAAATTGTTGCTGAACGGGGGCGTTTCCTAGAAGGTCCGATAAATCTGTGGCGTCCATTTATACTTCACATGAGGTATCTTCTACGCGATAGGTTACGCATCGCCCATTCGACTTAACAACGCGCCCTTCTACCTCTGAAGGTTTCATTGCTAACATTTTTTGCCATTTTACGGGACGATGAAACAACATGACAGAGAGTCCAATTCCAACTAAAAAAGAAAAGAAGAACTCAGATTTAGGATTATGCAAGACGTTCTGAATCATTTATTACACCTAAAGAAATAGCATCTGAGGTACATGCCGTTTCTTCAGAAATAATTCTGACACATCCACCTTTCTGTACTCTAAATATATCATGATCGCCTGGACTTGGTAAAGATGGTACAGTGCGAAAGGGTGGATCAAAAATAGAGACAACAAATAATCCGACAATAAATCCACCAAATACCCAAAGAAGAGACAGCATTCTTATTATTTAGATAGTACCACAATCTATTACGCGTCCAGAAGAACCAGGAAACCCTCCATCTAAGGCTGGATAAGATGAACTAGGATTTCCACCATCAATATTCTCGACCATATGTTCCACATGAGTACATATTCCACCACAACGACGATTGGGTACAAAGACAAGTTGATTTAAGTTAGAAATACATGGTAGTACACCACTCACTAAAGAATCAACAGAAACTTGATGATTTGTATATTGAACTTTTGTAGCTTTTGCAACTGTGATAACTCTGCGTCGATTCGTATATCCTGAAGCAGACATCTTACTTCTTTAGTTTTCGTTTAGGTTTAATTACAGGTTGTGGACCTGCTTTTAATTCATTAAAACGTTGACGTGCTTGATCGATACTCAAACCCCTGTACACTACTTCCAGTTTCAGTTTGAGGAAGTTGTCCATATTGTACTCCTGAAGGTACATTTTTTACGGCATTCATCCATGGAACAGATGTATATTCAATATTTGGTGGAGCTTCAGGTGGATTTGGGTTATATGATGAATACAAAAAGAAAATAAATCCACCTACAACAATAACCAATGAAATTACGTTAAATCCGAGAGAAAACCACGAATCTCTGATTTGAGCAGATTTGATTAAATTATTTTCTAAGCGTAATCTCGACGTTTCTTCAACTAAATTAAACATCTTGCTATGTAAGTAAGTGAATAAAATGATCCCAGCAACCGTATTGCTCGGGAGTATAGCTGCTGGGGGCTTAGGTCTTTATTTACAAGGAACTTCAGGACCTGCTCCTACTGGAATTGTAAAAACAATGGAAGACACTGTTTCTGCTGTGACAGAAAAAGTAAGTGAAGCTACTCAACAAGTTACTGAATATGTTACTCCAAAAGAATCAGAACCTGTTGCAGAACCTGTTGTAGAACCTGTTGCAGAACCTGTTGCAGAACCTGTTGCAGAACCTGTAACACCACCAACTGAACAACCCGAAACACCACAAGAAGAAAATAGAGCAGTTGCTCCGACTTTACCTGAACTAGAGACTATGGCTGGTGGAAAACGTGGTGGATATGGCCGTCCTACATGGGCTCCATTAAATTCTGGAACTTCTTTAATTCAATCCTTAAATGTACAACCGGGTTCTACTGCAGGAAATGTGTTAGCTACCGTAACTGGTTCTAAAACACCTCAACAAATTCAACAAGAATTAGTAGAAGTAGATAACCAATTAAGATCGTTAAAAACACAAGAATTTTTAACAAAAGAAGACCTTGTTAGTAAAACAGAGACGTTCACAACAATTCGTGGAAACTATACAAAACAAGTGAATAAACGTGATAGAAATAAGAATTTACTAAAACTTGTCGAACGAGAGTTAACATCGATAGTAGAACCTAAATCTACTGAAAATTTTAAAGATAAAGCCTTTTTAGAATTTCCGCGAAATAAACCAGATGGTACACCTAAGTTCACAAGAAAAGGGAAAGAAGGAAAAGATGTCGATGATTTTGAAGCATGGAAAAAAGATGCATACGAACAAGCATCAAAACTAGGTGATGGAAATGTATTAAAACCTCTTGCAGGAGATAATGCAAATGCATGGTGGACAAAAATAACTTCAGGGACAAGTTCTAAGAAGGTTTCTAGTAGTGACTTAGATAAATTATTCACCGACAAAGAGACATATACAAAAGGAGCTGAAGAAGCCGAAGATGAATTGTATAAACTAAAATTTAATTTTGAAACTCAACAAAAACAAGTTGAAGACTTACGAGCAAAATTTAGAGAAATATTAGATAAAATACGGAGTTCAGAACAAAAAAAAGAGCTTTTGTTAAAAGAACTTTCTGAGTATAAAGTTCCTAGTTCTTTTTGGGATAAATCAAAACAATCAGAAGTTCTTAGATCAACTGTACCTTCAGGTGAAGACCTAAATAAACTTCTAGTCGAATATAAAGCAAAACAAGAAGAAATTAAACAAAAACAAGAGCAAATTGATGACGAATTATCCTCAAACCTTCAGGCTGACGGTACATTAAGTAATGATACTATTTATAACCGATTAAAGACTGAATTGAAGACCTTAAAAACTGAGTTAACAGATATTATTAAAAAAATTGAAGGAAGATCCATAGATCAAACAAATCAAGTTAGAGCATTGAATGAACTTGATACATTTATTAAACAATTAAAAGATCGGAAAGTTAAAGGTGTTTCCATATTTGATAATACTGATTTCCGCAAGGTGTTTGATATGTTGACCTTAATGTCTTTAGATTCTGACGCAAAATCGTTCGTTGTAAATATGGATAAATATTATAATTTTTTTGTGACTACAAAGGGGTTTTCTGCGTATAATGGAGAAGTTCTAGATAAAGTGTTTTATTTTTTTAGTAATTACGAGACACTCATTAAAGATGACACGGCAAAAAATTATATCGAAATCTTTGCTAATGCATTTAATAAAAAAAGTGGAGTTGTAAAAAGAAATATTCAGCAATCAAAAACATTTTTGGAAAATTCTGGAGATACAACTACCGAAGAATTTAAGAAGTTAGATTCCACACAACGAAGAATTTTAGAAGGACGTTCTACTTCATGGCATACGTTTTTTACAGATTCGGACAGATTAAAAGCTATTCCCAAAGCATTCTCCAATGTATTATTCAAAACAGAATTAGATAAAGTTGTAAAATTAGAAGGTGTAATTAAGCGTAGAATTCTTGATAAACTTCAAAAAACTAAATTTGAATCTAAAACAGAAACACCACTTGAATCTACAGGTGCATCATGGTATGCTAAGTACATTCCAGATATAACAACCTGGTTTACATCTAAACCTCCCGTAGAAGAAAGAAAGAAATTTCTCATCGCGTTCTGTAAAAAATTCAAAGAAGAAAATATTCAAAAAATAGAGCGTATTGATAAGGAATTTGAAAAATATGAAAAATTAATCACCGAAAAGGCAACAAAGGGTATAAACGGTTCTCTATTAACCATGTCCGATGCAATTAGTGAACTTAAAACAACTATACAGAAAACAGAGAAAGAAAGAGATAGACGTCTAGATCCAAATCTAAAACGTAGAATTCAAGCTGATATAGATGATTATACACAACGTAAAACTAGATTAGAAACAAACTTAAATTCTTACAAGAATGAACGTCGATTATCTATGCAATTAAAAGAGTTAAATAAAGATCTTATTACAAAATTAGAATTGTTAAAAGATGATGAAAACTGTTTGAAAAATGCTGAAACAGTGTTGAAAGATATACGTCTGTTAAATAGATGTGATGAGATTTACCAACGTGTACTAAGAGAAAACAAAGATTTAGTAACGGACAGGTCAAAATTGGAACAATATTTGCGTAGTGCTTTAAGACAGCAGGGAGATTTCTCTCCCGCTGAAATTGAAGATTGTATTAAACGAAAACTTAATGAACTGGAAGATCCATTTAATTCCTGTGTAAATTTTGTATATTCTGAATTAACTGGAGATGAAAGAAATGGAAAGACAGAAATAACAGATATGAGAATTCAGGAAATAGTAGATGCTTCACACGGAAATATAACTACTGATCAAGTAAAAGCATGTATACTTAAAGCTAAACCACCTCAACAAGCAGAAGCACCACAGCCAGCACCACAGCCAGCACCACAGCCAGCAGAAGCACCTCAACCAGCACCACAGCCAGCAGAAGCACCTCAACCAGCACCACAGCCAGCAGAAGCACCTCAACAAGCACCAGCACCACAGCCAGCACCTCAACAAGCAGAAGCACCACAACAAGCACCACAACCAGCAGAAGCACCACAGCCAGCAGAAGCACCACAGCCAGCAGAAGCACCACAGCCAGCAGAAGCACCACAGCCAGCAGAAGCACCACAGCCAGCACCTGAAC